ATTCTTGTCTAAAAACAGCGCCTGTTCTTCAAATGGGATTGCAATATCGTGGCACCTTTCTAGGCCGCAAATCATGTTGATAGCAGCGGCCAATTTCTTGGCGTTCTTTTCCCCGTAAAATGAGTGGAAGTCGGAAACATTCCAAAATTTTCCTCCATTCATGGTTAAGATTGCATCCGGCGGCACGTCGTAAACTACCCAAGACCTAAATGAAACGCCTGCAACTGTGCAGGCCATTAAACGGTGTTGACCGTCAAGGATCCTGCCATCTGTACCAATTTTTATGGTTTCGCCATTGAGTTGAAATGTGCCATTGGCCATAGCTGCCGCAATGGCCTTCAAGTGGTCTCGGCGGACATTTCGATTGCCAACATTTCGTTCAAGCAACTCGGCTGCGTCGGCTGGTGTTATGGTTTTGATTTCTGCTTTCATGCTACGTGGATTGATTTTTTGAGGTTTGTTGAGCGTTGTGCGGATGCGCTCCCCCCGTTACTGCTGGCTAGAACGGGATGTCGTCGTCGGCGAGCTCTTCAATCGGGTCGGTCGCTTTGACAATCCTACGCACAGGCTCAGGCTGCCGCGCCACCGGGCGAGGCGACTCCGCGTCGAGCGACTTGGTCAGTCCCTGCAACTCCCGGACTAGCGAGGAGAGCTGTCCCCGGTCAGCGGGCGTCACCCGGGGCTGGGCGTTGGGATGGTTCAGCCATGCGGCGTCCACCATGTCGTTTCCGTTGCGGTCCTTCCGGATGGCGCCAGTCTTGTCTCGGCTGACCTCCATCTTGACGATGACCGGCTTACCGACAAGGAATGTGTCCTCGTTCATAAGGCGGGTCGCCCAGTCCGATGGAGCCTCGAGCGCCTCCTTCATCGTCCGAGCGGCGCGAGCCTTAGACTCAGGACTGGTCATGTAGCAGCGCCAGACAGCCTTCTGTCCGTTCTCGGCGACGACCGGAATGCGCAGGATGATCCGGCCCTCTTTGTCTTGCGTGAACCAGCCTCCATTGGGCTCGTCAATGGTGCAGGGATAGGATCCCGGGATGGTGATGTATTCGCTCATATTACTGTAGTGTTTCTAGCTTCTGGATGCCGATCTTGATCCTGTCGGCTGGCAGGGTATTCACGGGAGTCTTCTCCCAAACCTTGCGTTGCTCAGGCGTGAGCTTCGCAGTTTTCAACAACGTGTTGAAAGTGTCCCGGAGCTTGTCCGGGCGGTTTGTCTCGACGGCTTCCGAGAATGCTTCCCATGACAGGTCGAGCGTCTCTGGAAGGCTCAGGCGGTTCTTTGCGTCCCAGCCCGGGCTCCATGTGGTCTGGATGATGCGTCCGCCGCCGATGGTCTTCTCTTTGCCGCCAGCGCCTTTGGTACGGAACACCTCGTACACTGCGAACAGGCAAGCGTCAGGCCACTCGCGGAGCATCCCGGTGATGCCTTTGTGCCCCTTCATCTCGTACCGGTCCCACTGGTCCCCAGTCGGGCTCGTGAAGGTTTTGATCTGCACGTGAGAGAGCAGGATGATGCAAATCTTCTGGCGCTCGCGGAGCGTGTCCAGCTTGGCCAGCAGATTGTTCATCTCGAGCTCGGCGACCTTGTACCCTTTGCCAAACCCGTACCCCTCGATATTGGCTTGCCCGTCCCGCTTACAGACAAAGGCGTGGATGCTCCTCTCGAGCCAGTCGGTGGTATCGATGACGAGGGACTTGTACTCGCCCGGGTCAGCGGTCAGCGCATCGACAACGTCCAAGGTGTCCTTAAACGATTCGGGCGTGATGCGGGCAACGTGGTCGAGGCCGGTGAGTCCCTGCTCTTGGGAGATGAAGAGCGGGCTAGGCGCCGATGCGCCAAACGTGGATTTGCCGATCCCCTCGGGGCCGGAGAGGAGGATGCGAGGAGGCAGGCTTTCGCCGCCCCGTTTGATTTTGCTTAGGATGTTACTCATGGATGTATGTGGTTTACTGACTGACTACAAAATGCTTCAGGAATGCCTCGGCGGCGTTGTGAAACCCGGTTCCCAGTGCGAGCGCCTCGTCGATCTCACCGAGCCGGCGAGTGGGCTCCTCGTACTTGAGGTAGTGATACCGGGAGCACTTCCGTAAGGCTGACAGCCGGCTGTTGGTGAGCAGTGCCTTGTCTCCCTCCACCTGCTTTAGCTCTGCGTGCTGCGTGCCGTTGCCATACCGGATGTTGTCTACGGTCGCCCGGCCTGAGCACAGATCGAAGAACTCGCAGGTTCCGAACTGGGTGCAGGCGCTCGGGTTTCGGGGCCAGAGGTTCCGGCGCCGGAAGTACAGGAGCTGCTGTGACATCGCCCATGCGTCGTTCATGTACTCGAGGAGCTCGGAGTCGCTCCGGCTGATCTCCTTGACCGCAAAGTATGCTTCCGGCTTGCCGGAGATCTCTTGGTGCGTCCGGTGGCAGAGCTCACTGAGGGTCTCTGGCCGGGTCTGGAGGACGTACCCAGCGTCCGAGTCTGGGGTCTGGCGCCATTTCTTGCCGTCCTTCGTGCGGACCCGCTCCCCGGCTGCATCAAGGACGATCTTGGTGCCGCCCTCGTCCACCACAGGGATGTTTCCCAGCTTGTACGCCGGCTTCTTGACAACGTCATACACGACGCTGTTGGCGTCAATGCCCCGGGACCGGAGTGACAACAGGTATTTGGTTATCTGCGTGTCCATCACCAGCCGTGGCCAGTAGTTGGACTCCGGGTCGATGCTGTCGCTGGTCGTCTTGTGCTCAAGCACCTTGATGACACCAGTGCGCTTATCCCGGAGCACCCCGTCGATTTTGCCGGCCTCGTTAAAGGTCCGGGAGGCAGCCTCGGTCTCCGGGTTGAGGAGAGGGAACGAGAACTCGCTCTCGACCTCGAGGACGTCGTACTGGTCCAGCACGGGCTGGAACGACTTGGTCCAGCCCATGAACAGCGCCCGGGCTTTTGCGAGAGCTGCGTCTGTCGCCGGCACACACTCGAGGCCGGCGTGAACTGCGTTGGTGAATTGTGCGTCCATTTTAGTCGAGTCGGCTGAGTGTTTCGATGGCGAGCACAAAGGTGCTGGCTAAGAGTCCGAGGATGATCAGGAACTCAATGGGCGTTTCGGCCATCCGGTAAAGCAGGATGAAATCAACGCCTCCAAGGATTCCCAAGGCAATAGCGTATGGCAGTGGGCGCTCTGGGCGCCGGTCTGCTGGGGACGTCGGGAGGAGGACGCGGTCGTGGTCTGGTCGTAGTCTCATATGGATGGTTGGATGGATGGTTGGATTGATGCTGAAAGCTTGGACCAGTGAACACCGAGTTCGCTAGAGGCTGCCAAGAGCGCATCGTTGACGCTCTCGGCTTTGATGATGACGAACCTACCGGGCCGGTAGTCGCATTCGACCCGGTAGGTGAGTAGGGACCACTTCATTACAAGATTGAGTTAATCAGGTTGGAGGGCACTGGCTTGCCGGTAGCAACGTAGCGGACATGCGCCTTGTACTTGTGGCCGCCGCTCTGGAGCGAGCGACCGTAGCCACAGAAGGTGGCGACAACACGCTCTCCGTTGAGCGAGCCCTCGATGCCCTGCCAGCCATGGACGGCTGCTCTGACTGCTGCGTGGACGTAGGTGGACCCGTATTGCCGGGTCTCGCGAACGTAGGGAAGGATGGACTGGATGTTCATGGATCAATGTATTGTTGGTTGCTGCTAACGAGGTCCACAATAGAGCAACCGCTTGCGCAGTCGATGAATATTTTCAATATCCCGTACGATTGTTTGCAACCATCTCAGTATGAGTAGGTTGTCTTGCCGCCTTTTTGCTTGGAAACCTTTCCTTTGACCACTCCGAGCCCCCGGATTTTGCCAAAGTTGTCCCGAAACGCAATGCGATCCACCGGGCGCTCCCAGTCACCTTTGCCGGCTCCATGGCCGAACTGATTCTTCTTAATTGGCTGGCTCATATGTATTTATGTTCCAAGTAGCGTTTTTCTCCACCGTCAACTGGTCGGTCCTGAAATGACGCACGCGACCGTCTGCAAGTGCCACAGTCCAAACATCATTGCCAAACGTACCGGAGTCGGCGGCGTAGATAGCCATGCCGTCACCAAGCGGAGTGTTGACCGGAACCGGGCGCCTAAACTCAAGCATCCGAGCACTTTTTGCACGGCAGACCCTTGCGAAGCCCACCGATCTTGCTGTTGAGCTTTTTCTTGGTCTTTGGGTGCAGGCGGCTGTTCATCAACTCGTGCTGGGTCTCGGTAATTTCAATGTGCCGTTGCAGGTGCGGGTTCTTATTCTTCATTGGGTGCCTTTCTTGAGGATAACATGCTGCGCACAATCATGTCCCGGCGCTGCGGGTTTGCTTTTTTTGCTGCGTTACCGGCAGGCTCTTCAGCATGGCTCCGGGGCGCTGCCGCACGCTCTGCGCCGGCAACCTTGCTGTGAGCCCGTTTGTAGCTGTTCTTGGCCCTCATCCCTCCGGCGTAATGACAGGCTCGCTGGCCTTCGTGATGCGGTCTAACAGGGCTGTGGCCACCATCAGGCGGAACGCCCACTGGCTGGATGCGTCAATGACGTCCTTGATGATTTCGGCTGGCGTGACGTTGCTCAGGTCAATCTGCGCGACAGCCTTCTCGATGGATTCGTTGGTTTGATTCATTTGCGTTTGGGTAGACGTTTTGGTTTCGGAGAGGGAGCGGACATTGTCATTTTCTTGTCCTTGGGCATCTTAGGTTCCATGTCTTCCATCTTGTTGGCCTTTTTGGACATGGGATCAGGAGACGCTTTTGACGACTTTGGAGCAGCCTTGGCGGCATCAAGTCCGACTTTGATTTCGGGGCCGGCAAACTCAAGCCGGCCAGAAGAGTTGGGTGATTTCATTTGTGTGAGAGTAGTTCGATAAGTAGGTCAGCCCGAGCAATTGCTGTATCGCACAACTCGTCCTCCTCGAGGTCTGGGAAAGCGATAATGAGCGAGTGCAAGATGACCAGCGCCGAATATTCGCGCATGCCGATGCCGGAGTTTGGCCGGATCGGCGGGTTGGTTGCGTCCCCGGCGTACGGTGGAATTGGGAAGATGGGGTAATTGATCCGGCGCATATATTTAGAAGGTCCGAGTTTTCCACAACACCCGGGCATCAGCAACCGCAATTGTGGGCTTCCCGATGCGCTCATTGACTGCGTTATGTAGGCGCACTCCCCAAGCAAAGAAGTCTCCAAAATCAGGAGGATTCAATGCTAGCCATTCCTTGAGGTGCGCCTCACAGGGGCACCCCTCAAACGGGAGCGAGGCAACCCATGCGTCGAGCCAGTACCGGAGGTCTCCAAACGGTATACATGTGTCGTCAGCCCGGAGTCCGTACAGGTGCAGCTCGGCCCAGTTCCGAGCGCCTTCCAGCAGGATCCTGCTCTTGCGCAGGTCGCCCCGCTTCTCGACCCGCTCCACCTCATTGCCGACGTCGAACACCCACCTGTCATGCTCATCCCACTTGGCACCCATCGCGAACGCACACTCGCGCTCGATGGCCATGGCAACAGCATGCTGCCGGTGATAGGGAGCGTCAGGATGGTCCCCGGGCTCCTCCAGCAGCGGGTTCTTGATGTCGAACCGGGTGACCTGCTCGTCTGTCACACCGTCCCGCTTGCACAGGTACGCTTCGATCATCTCGTGAATGGCCACCAACAGCACCGAC